TAAAGGCTGAACCTGTAGTGGAAAAGAAAAAGCCAAGTGTTCCTGTAAACGTAACGAAGAATGCTGGTATCAAAGAAACCCCAAGTAAACCAAAAACTTACGCAGATATTGATGTGGCATCCTTCTTTAATCAATAAATAACGAATAAAGGAGTTAGAATATGTCTAACATACTAACAAGTGGATCTGCCCCAGGCGGTTCATTAAGTGCCCTTATTCAGCAGTATTATATGCCTGTTTTGTATGACAACATCTTTAAGAAGTCTCATCCATTACTTGCATTAATGAAGCAGAAGGCACAAACATTCAATGGTCGTGAGATCGTTGTACCTGTAGAATATCAAGCTGGTGGAGCCACCGTATTTGGTGATCAGCACACTATTAGTAGTGCTTACAATCCAGCTATTGCTGATATTGCACAAACCGCATCGTATAAACCAACCATGTTAACAGGTCATTTCCTTTTAACTAAAGAAGAAACCTTGTTAATGAATAGCCCACAGGCGATTAAAAACATTGTTGGTGCAAAGGTGCAAAACCTACAAAAGCAGTTAGAAAAAACAGTTGCTGAAAATCTTTTCGCAGTTTCTTTAGCAACCGATGCTTTTAATCCATTGGGCGTTTTACTAAACAATGCAGATGCAACTGTTGGTGGCATAGCTACTGTTGCTTCTCCTGCATCCAATCAGTTCTGGACAACACCAGTATTGCAAGATAGTGATTTTGCAGATGCTTCTGGTGATGTGTCTCCATCAGGAGTTGATCACATATCAGAAGATGATATGCAAGATCCGAGTAAAGATACTTACATTTTAAGAATCCTTGCTCGTGGTATTGCAAAAGCAAAAGCACAGACAGGTGAGAATCCAGATCTCATTGTAATGTCACAGTATCACTACGATTTATTAGAGTCTGAATTAGGCGAGTTTAAGCGTGGAAATTTAGAGTCGGATCGTTTGGCTAAAATGGGCTTTGTTGGAATGTCATATAGAGGTATAGACATTGTAGCTGACCAAGATATTGTTACAGCACAATCATCAGATGTGGATGGAAGAATATACTTTATCAACACAGAATACTTGTATATGTTCTTTAACTCTGGTGCAAAGTTTACTGCATCTGATATGGTTGAAGATCCAAGAAGTAATACATTCGTGCAGAAGGTACATACCTATGGAAACATGGTGGTAACCAACAGAAAAGCACATTGTGTTGTAAAAGATCTGTATTCACCACAGAGTTACGCTTAAGTAATCACATAACTAAAACAGCCCCTGGGTAGCTGGGGGCT